TGAAAGGAAGTGATATAAACCTAGTAAATCCTACACTACCTACAGAACAAGTACAAGAAGAAGAACCTATAGAGGTACCTGTATTCAGTACTCAAGAAGAAGCTGAAGCTGAAGCTGAAAGATTAGGAGGCTCAGGTTATCACACTCACGAGCAAGGAGGAGAAACAATTTTTATGCCATTTTCGACGCACGAGGCGTACGAACAAGCGGTCAAATATGTCAAAGGCCTTAAACACAGCGAAGTGTCCGCAAATGTGCCTAAAAACGTCCCAGCGGACGTATCTCAGCCTGACGGCCAGGCCAAAATTTTGAAGCAAGAAAGTTACGATACTTACCCTCAAGGAGCTACTAATAACGCTAAGAGAATGATAGCCTGGAGAGAGAAGTACGGTAGAGATGTAGTACAAGGCGGTACTAATGTAGGCTGGACTAGAGCTTCTCAGTTATCTAAGAGAGAGCCCTTATCAGTAGAAACTTTAGCAAGAGTAAAATCATTCTTAGCAAGACATAAAGAGAATGCTAAGATAGACCCAGATTATAGAGGCACTCCCTGGAAAGATAAAGGGTATGTAGCATATAACTTATGGGGAGGAGAATCTATGAGGACTTGGGTAAATAGATTGTTCGATAGATTAGATAATGAGTAAATTTTACGATAGTTTTAGAGAAGCATATGCAAAAGCTAGAGGTATTACTGAAAAAAAAGTATTACCTAAAGTATACAATTACTATATAGACCAATTCTCTAAGCTCACTAAGAAATTTTTAGAAACAGGGTCTTATAATCCTATTGGATTTTTTCAACAGAAATTTATTACTGATTTGTACGCACATATCTACATTAATACAGGTATGTATTTTGTACTCTGGTATGCTGATAATTTTAGAAAGTACTCTACAAAACAAGTAGACCCTCAGTTATATCTACAGGAATGGGAAGCTACTTTCAAATGGTACTCTAAGCAAATGGCTGAAGTATGGGGTCCTGAAATTACTAGAACTGCTACAAGGTCCGCTATAAGAACTTTTGAAGCTCTTATGAAAGACCCTGAATTTGCTATGCTAGGAGTAGAGCAAAAGGCGCGCGTATTAGCGCGTAAACACGAGCATATAGGTATGGTTAATAGCAAGAGAATAATAGCTACAGAAACTACAAGAATATCAAATTACGCCCTAGAACAATCAGCTACTACACTATTTCAACCTGATGATTTAAAAAAATATTGGATTGCCTCTATTGACGGAGCAGAGAGAAACTCACATAATGTAGCTCACTTCAAATATCAAAAGGGAATACCTATGAAAGAGAAATACAATGTAGGCGGAGAAATGCTAGATAGGCCTGGTGCTGGATTCTTACCAGAAAATAACATTAACTGTAGATGTGTTAGTGTAGCTTTACCTGTACCAGACGCTGAGCCTAATGTAGAATTAGATAGCTTTGGTTTTGGTATGGCTGGAGGTAAGACCACTAATTGGTACTAGTAGTAAAAATTTATTATCTTTACAAAAAATTTTTAGATATGCAATTAATATACAAACAAAGTCCTTTAGGAGAAGTACAGGACATAGATAGCAAGAATGGTATAGTAAAGGGCTATGCTAGTTACTTTGATAATAAAGATTCTGATAATGATATTATTAAGAGGGGTGCTTACAAAAAGACCATTGAGGAAAATGGTTATAGAGTAAAATATTACTATCAGCACAAACTAGACCAACCTTTAGGGAAGATGAGAGATGTACTAGAGTTAATGAGAAACGGTATAATTACTGAGAATTCAGTAGGAATTATGCCTATACAGAAAGAAATTAAAGAGGGTTATAGAGAATTAACTGAAGTAAAGCTGTATGAAATATCAGCTGTTAGTTTGGCTAGTAACGACCAAGCTAAGATACTAGACGTTAAAGGAATGAAAAATTTTGATGATGTTTACAAAAGATATGATAATCTCTGTAAACTTATCAGAAAGGGCAATATCTCTGATGAAATGGGGTATGCTCTAGAAGCAGAAATCTTAAAGCTAAAAGGAGTTTTTACAAGTTTAGCTACTCAGCCAGCAGAAGCTACTGAGCCAGAAGTTAAAAATGATAGTTCAGCTTACAGATTGTTAATAGATAAATTAAAATAAATTTTAAACTTTTAAATCTTTTGGTTATGAATGAAGAATTGAAGAAAGAGATGAATGAACTTGGCGACATTATAGACGCTAAGATTGAAAAAGCGTCTCAACAAGCAATAGAGAGAGCAGACCAGAAAGCAGATGAAACTTTAAAGCGTGAAATTGATAATCTAATGAACAAGTTTAACGAGCGTATGGACGCTGTAGAAGTTGCTCAAAAGAAAAATGCAGAAGCTAGTAGTGCTACTACAAAGAGCTTCAGAACTGCTTTAGAGGAGAAATTAGCTGAAGGTGCATTAGAGGCCTTTACTAAAGGTAATGCAAATGCTACTACTCTAGAAATTAAAGCCGATATGACTACAGGCGCGGACTTTACAGGAGATGTAATACCTCCTACAAGAGTTCCAGGTTATAAGTACGACCCTACTAGAACTTTCCATATGAGAGATATTCTAGCTCAAGGTAGTACAGATAGTGATGTTGTTAGATATGTAAAAGAATCAGGTTATTCAGACGGTAATGCACCTAAGAATGAGGGCCAAACATTAGGTCAATCTGATTTTGATATGACAGCTGTATCTGTACCTGTAGAAAAAATTGGTACTTACTTTAGAATCTCTGAAGAAATGATGGATTCTACACCGCAATTATCTGCGTATTTAAGTGCAAGAGCACCAGAAAAATTATTAGCTGTAGAAGATACTCAAATCGTATCTGGTAACGGCTCAGCTCCAAACCTTAACGGATTATTAACTTCCGCTACAGGTTTCTCAGGTGCTGGTTTCTCAGGCGCTATTAGTAACGCTAATCAGTTTGACGTATTAGCTGTTGCTCTTAATCAGTTAGCTGTAGCTAATTACTCTGCTGATTATATCTTACTTAATCCTGTAGATTGGCATAAATTAAGCTTACAAAAAGCTACTACTAAAGAATATTTAGTAAGTGATTGGCAAGCTGGTATGGTGCCTAGAATTATGGGTGTTCCTGTTATTCCTACTACTGCAATCAGTAGTGATAAGTATATCGTTGGTAATTTTGCTCAAGGAGCTCAATTATGGATTAAAGATAACGTATCATTAGGATTCTTTAGAGAGGACGGTACTAACGTAAGAGACGGATTTGTAACAGTAAGATGTCAAGAGAGAGTTACTCTTGCTACTTACTTACCAAATGCGTTTGTTCACGGAGATTTCTCAGCGGACATTACGACTATCGGAGCATAATAGTAAGTCAATACTATAAAAATTAAGAGGTCAATTTTGGCCTCTTTTTTTTTGCTTTTTTTTGAAATTTTGACAAAACCGCATATACGTTTTAAGGCCATTTTTCGGCGTTTTGCGGGACTTTCGCACCTCGCTGATATATGACATTCAAAAATTTTTGTTTTGTCAGCAAACGAAATTTTCCAGAGAAGAAAAAATCACGAAATAAAAAAAATAAAAAAAAATTTTAAATTTTATTTGCGAAATCGAAAAAAAGTTAAGACATTTGTATCAACATTAACAACAAAAAAAACAACACTATGACAACAGTAAGCAACACTAAAGAAATCCACTCAATCAATATTGAAAAAGTGGTTACTCCTAGAAACCTTAATGATATTAGATTCAGTACGCCTGGTTACCCAATGGGAAAATCAAGCTACAAGGTTACATATATGAAAGGTAATCAGGTAATAGTAAAGCATTTTGATTCTAGAGAATTCTCTAGATTCTTATCAACAACGTTAAACGCGTTCACTAAGTAACATTAATATTAACACTAAAAAACAACAACAATGTCAAAAAAATTAAAATCAGTATTCGTAGAAAACAATCAAACAGTAATCCAGGTAAGCTGGATAAGACGCTACAAGATAGCTAGCTTTATAGGAGAAACAGGACAGATTAACATTTGTGCTGATAACCTAGAGCAAGTAAAGGAGCAATTATCTATAGTAAGAGAGGGTCTATTTTACCTGGAAAATTGGGAGTTTGACCTTAACCCTAGTTCAGGGTTATATACACCTCCTAGTGAAGTTAAGCTAGTAAAAAAAGAGATTGCTACTCTTAAGACACTAGAAGAACACTTAATGGACTCTGAAAGAATTTTATCATAACACTAATAATAACACAATAAAAACAACAATTATGAACACAACACTAAACACTTTCGTAACAGCTAAAGCTCAAACTTTTTTCTGTTTAACTGATAAGCTCGATAGAGATTATGCTAGAGGCTTCATCACAGAAGCAGAATACAAGAACTCTCTAAGACAACTGAGAATGGCTGTATAAAGTCGTTAGGGCGACTCTAAATAGGTTACTAAGCCCTAAGCGTTTGCCTCCTAGTAAGTCGGGAGGCAAGGAAACAATAACAGGAGGAAACTCCACAAAACACAAAAAAATGTTTATCAAATTAACAGAATTCGAATGGTTAAAAATTAGTCAAGCTATGTCTTGCTACAGAGCAACACTAAAGAGAGAGCACGACGCTCTTTGGGACTTAACTAGTAAAGAAGTAAAGGATATTTGCGCCTTTACACACAAGGCCTTATCTGGTAAAATTAATCAAACGCTATTAGTAGAAGCTAATATGCACAAGCAAACTAGAGAAATATTTGCTGATTACAGAGAGAACTTTGAAGGCAAATTTGTAGTAACACAATCTCAAGCTCTATTTATGCTAGAGTGCCTTTATAACTACTTGTCGCACAACAGGTTAGAGCTAAAGAAGCATACAGAAAGTACAAACGGATATATGGCACATTCTTACAGTTCAACAATAGATGATGTAAGAAACCTAATAGGAAAGCTACATAACTCAATAATGTACCAAACTATGCACAGTACTATTACTACTGCTAGCTACATTGAAGAATCTTTACCAGGTTTAGGAGAGCACACAGAGTACACTCAAAGAATGAACGCTTAATCACTAATACTAATCAGGGCGTGTAAAAGCGCCCTTTAATAACAACACTATGAACACACAACAATTAATAGAAAATTTTGAACTTAATCAGGCGGTAATCTACGGAACAGATTATACGCAAGTAATTAACACTATAAAACCTAGCAATAATGAAACATTATCAGTATACTAAAGAGCGTATAACAGGAATGGCTAAAGTAGCCACTATTGCAGACCTAAAAACAATAGTAAGTAATCTAAAGAAAAAAATGATTATACCTGTATTATACAAAGGTTACGCGGAAGATAAGCTAATTTTAGACATATGTTCTGCTGAGCTGGAGAGTCGTTTGAGCGACTTAAAATAGCGTTTAAGCTCAAAGCGTGCGTATAGCTAGGTCAAGTGCTATACGCGGTACGAACTTGCCTTAAAACGGCTTAAAATACTTAAAAATATGACATACGATGAAACTAGAGAAGCTTACGAAATCTACGAATTAGTAGAGAGTAAGTACAAACTTAGTAGCACTATGAAGAGAAGATTACGACAATTTTCTATTCAAGAGCTAAGAGAATTAAGGGTCTTTATAGATAGAGGTCCTGATACAATGTTTTTGCCTGGATTAGCACAATAACTAGTAAGTAATAGTTATATGAACTTAAAGTGAATATAACTATTACTATACTACTTAATAACAACACTATGAAAGACGAATTACTACAAGAATTACAGAAGCTAGAGAAAGACCTAGTAGCACTATCATTATTTTCTACTGATGATAATGAGAGAAATGCTATGATGAGAAACTATGCTACTGTAAGAAAAACAATCAAATATATTACTAATAACTAAATTTTAAAATTATGAGTGAAAACTTAACACCCCCAGAAAACGTTATTTCTAGAGACGATTTACAAGACAAAGTTCTAGAAGCATTATCTAATGACGGTTGGCCTTATTCTACTGAACTAACAGAGGAAGAACTAAGAGAAGCCGTAATAAATGAAGATAGTATTACTTACTATGAGCCTAATAGCTTAAGCTGGTCTGATATGGTTGAAAAAGCAGACCTTAAAGGGTGGGTAGAGGACCTAGCCTGTGGTACTAGTGTGTATATACTAACAGATGAGCATATGCGAGGCCTAAGGCAAGGATATAACCTACAGCAAGACGTATATGTTGATTTGTACGGAGCTGAGGACCGTATCTATGAAGCTCTTACTAGCGGTTATAGTATTGCTATTGACTTTGAAGATGAGCTAGATATGCGCGAAGTATGGGAGCGTGCCTATGATGATATTAGGGACGCTAAAGAGCAAGAATACTACAGCGACTTAGAAGATGAGTATGACGAAGTAGTAGATGAATACTAGTAGAATACTTATGAGCTTAAAGCGAAATAAGTATTACTACTACAAGAGGACAGGGCCTCTATAAATAGTACTTAAGCCCTGAGCGTTCCCCTAGTTTTGTGTTGTTGTTGTTGTACTAGGGGAGGTGTAACTAAAAAATTTTTAATAATGGAACACACTATTGATTTTTTGTATCAGCGTATTAGTAGCTTAGAGGCTGTAATTAAGCTGAAAGACAAACACATTGAGCGCCTAGAGGCACAGCTCGATAAAACACGAACTATTAACCCTAAAAAAGAAAACTATGGCAGATAAAATCACTTTTTGGAACACACTAGAAAAGGACTTACCTACTGAGATAAAGCTCAAAGTAGTAAAGCACCTTTACGGCCTAGAAATAGGCAAACCTACAGATTCTCACTATCATTCTAACAAATATGAAGTAAGATTGTATACTGAGTACACTAATGATAGCTACGAATATTTTACTATCAATTATAACGGTATTACAGAGCAGTTTACATATATGCACGATGATTACTGCAATTACATAGCGCACCTGATTCAAGAAGAAAAATACACTAGTATTTACTGTGATGATGATGAGATATTTGACACAATAGAGTACACCCTAGAGAATATTTATAACGACCTTACCTGGAATCACATAAATATTATCGAGGACGCATTAAAGGACCTAAATATAGATATGAGATGGAAAGTTTAGAATTATACACACTAGAGGCGCTTCACAGATTTATAGAGAAAGAACTAGATGATAGTATCTCTATACCGAAGCTCAGGCCAATATACAGAGAAATTAAAGGCAAATATTTTGGTATGTGCACAGAGGATTTAGATATGTATATTGAGCTCGATAATCACGAGTACAGAGTAATAGGTAGCTGGTGTATTGATAGAGTGCACGAAGAAGCTACTAAGGACTTAGTATCAGAGTGTTACTTTACTGAAACTAATCTTGATAAACTTTGGTGGATTAAGATTGATTGGACGGCTACAAGTAACACCCTAATAGAGGAGGACGGCTACGCGAATATGTTTGCTACATATGACCACAACGAATATGAATTCGATATGGATAATAGAAGCACACTATATTTTTTCAGGACTAATTAATACATAACGATATGAAAGATAAACAAGAATACAAGAAAAAACTAGAACAAGAACTCAAAGAGCTGAAAGACCGAAATGCTAGAATTACGCTACAGATTATGAAGATGAGGTCTGAAAGCAATTACAATCTAACACTAATACGCGGATATGAAGAAGAGCTCGAGAACTTATAAAGCTGTAAAGAACGCACTAAATCGCGTAAGGCGTAATATGCGTGTGCGTAAAGAACGTAAAGAAAAATTAGAGAAAGTAATTTTTTATTGTATATTTACAGCAATACTATTCGTTATTACTCTAGTGTTTCTTAAGCTAGAGTATTGGATAGAAATAATCTTACACTGATTGTTTTCTTTGTAAATTTGGTTTTTTAGTTCAAGACCCTTACTGTTGTGAGGGTCTTTTTTTGTTTTTATACGTTTTTTGGCGTTTTGCGGTAAGATTTTGTATATTGGTAGGTGATACACCTTAAAATCAGCAAACATTGCTTAAAACGTCCAAAAATGAGCTTAAAACGTATATTGACGACAAAAATTTGGTAGGCTGTTGCGCTGAATATATTTTCGCTACACGATGTATGCAACAGGGGTATTTAGTTAGTATGCCTTTACTACAGACGTCTAAGTATGATTGTATACTAGATGTTAATAAAAAATTACTAAAAGTACAGATAAAAAGTATAGGTATAAACAGAAGAAGAGATAAGGGAAAAAATAGTATACAGCTAGTACTTGCTAGAACTCAGGACTTCTACTGTAGGGAAGATGTAGATTATTTTGCTATATATCATAGAGAGCTTGACGGCTTCTTTATCATAAAAAATAATCAACAAAAGAGCATTAGAATTAACATTAACGGAAAGTATAAAGAAAATTTTAATAACTTTGCTCTATTCTTACACTAAGTTAAGTTTGTTTTCTTACATAAGTTATAGTTTGTTATTAAAAGGGCTACTAATTAAGTAGCTCTTTTTTTTGTATCTTTACTAAAAATATTTTACTAATGAGGCAAATAAAGATAATAGCTACTTCAGGCTCAGAGATTGTTAGTACTAGTACAGCTAAGGCGTACTTAAGGGTAGATTTCTCAGATGATGATACACTAATAGAGCGTATGATTACTCAGG